AAGCATCAAACTCATCTATAAAGACAAACGAGGCTTCATCCATACGTTTCAGCCAAAAATACAATAATTGTAACGACTGTGTACCTGTTGATGCTACTAGTCTAAATGGAACTTCATTTTTATCTATTTGGCAAAGAATCTGCTTATCCGTAATATTATGTGCAATAAACTGGAAAGTCTGACCGCTTACTTTATGTAAAAAATCGGAGAAATCATCAAGTAGATTGTTTGTGATGATAAACTCATCCAACATTATTATATTTGTTTCAAGTCCAATAAATTCACGGACATCAAGATTCCTGAACCAAAGCATGGAGTTGACAAACCTGTTGAGTTTGATCAGATAATGTTCTGAATTGAGTGGATAAGATGTAAGCAGGAAGTTGATTACAGACACATTGTTGGCATTGCTCTGAAAGTTCTTTTCTATACTTTCGTCCATAGGGAACTGTTGCTTGTCAATACGAAATAAATTATTCTTCCGTTCAAAAATGTTCATCCTATTTACAAAAAAGCTTTCCTCTACCAGTACTCCGGCAGCATTCTTGGCATATATGTAATCTATTGTGTCATTGTCAAATTTGAATGTGTATTCAAATTTGACGACTCCATCATTGTTACCTGCATAAATGAAATTCACATAGTAATCTATTTTCTTCCATTTCGGAGATAAATGATTCTCTATATCGAATATAGCCAAACTAAAATTCGTCTTGCCTGATCCATTTGGACCATATATGATACCATTCTTTATGACACCATCTTTAATCACAGATCTGTTAAACTCATAATTGGCAGGATTGGATAAATCCCACTCAATACGATTGGCAAATCCTCTATAATTTGTTACTGCAAATTTTGTTAGCATATTGATTTTAACTTGATTCAATAGCAAAGATACGTATTATTTTGATAGTTCCGTAATTTTTTTACGATAAAATCAAAGGCTAATCATTGTTTTTTCTGAACGGGTTGAAATCCGGGTCTTCATCTTCATCAACCACTCCGGTCAAATAGAGATTGGTGTTAGCTTCATCCTGCCAACGCTCAAAGACCACGCGGTCGGCTTCATCCTGACGCTCACGTTCTTCGGGTGTCATAGTGTCACGTTGGGAAGCGATACGCTTGTCTACTTCCTTTTCTCTTACCCTTTCTTCATCTATTTCTTTGATAACTTCATCTATGGAAGAGTAGCAAGCTTTTGCATAGCTGCATTCTGCACCATCATACTTAAAAGTAACGACTTTATCAGTTTCACTTATTATTTCGTATTTCTTCTGCTTTTTCATTGCTCTATCAAAATAATTCTGTAAATACCATCTTCCTCTATTCTGCGTTTTTTAACCAAGAATTTCGTCCGCCTATCGAACATAATTTCATGTTGGTTTTCTAATGTAAAGATACCATTAAATTCCGATATTTTACTAATATTTCGCCCATTTTTACTCTGAATTTCAAAGATAACCCTTTTATGGCTTTTAGGTACTCCGGCATGGGAAACAAACTTTCTTGGAGTATCTTCATACAGGCTGGAAGACACAAAACCTTTATCCGAAACAACCTCTCCGATATGGTTAAGAAAACGTTCTTGTAGTTTCTTCATACTCATGGTTTCACCACGATATACAATTCCTTCATGCTTGGGGAGTTTGGCAAGAGCCTGACTTATCAATGTACTTGCCACATCCACATACTCATCGTCAGTACCATTGCGAAGCCTGCGGTTAATTTCACGGCTGGTGGCTCCTTTGTTGGTTTCTCCTACAGCCTGTGTGTAGGCATTTACAGCAGCCTGCTGTACTTCCGGGATATTGGGATAAGTCTGGTTGTAATATTCCACACGGCTCATGGCAAGATTAGTCCTACGTTTCCGCACAAATGCTTTCTCTGTCTTGTTATAGACATTTACCTTGAAATCTTCACGGATATACTTCCCATTATCCCGAATGAAATAAGGGGAGTTATCCCAGCTTTTAGCTCGATGAATATTATCGTTTATCCAGACCTTGAAACTATTCGGCACATCTTTCACTTCGTTCACACTTTCAGTACTTGCTTCACTACGTCCGTCCCATTCCCAAAATTCTTCTTCTGTTTTGAGGATAGGAATTTTATAGCATCTGCAATTAGACCCCCAAAAGCATTTCCCATTGCGACGGATATACATGATATGGTTTTTCTCCAGAGTAAGGTCATATACAAACCCATCGTAATGCTGAATCTCTTTATGGAACACTGTCGCCGTGACGGAATAGCATTCACGGATTGAATAACAATCGTAGTTTGAAGTTATGATACTTCCGTTGCTTTTGTGCGACACTCCAGCCTTGTTCACTGAAAAGGACGGACGATTCCCGGATTTCAGAATAAGCTCAGACAAATCCCCTGCCATACGTTCAGATACGGTAAAATAGAGGATTTCATCCTTGTCTGACTTAAACTCTGTTCCATGATTACCTACAAAAGATTTGCATGGTCGCCTGTATCCATCACAAAGCATAAAGGCATTAAGAAATATTCTGATCTGTCTGACAGATGCATTCTTTATCGCAGACGGTATAAATTTATGGGAACACTTGCCGAATATTTTCAGATAATTCCTTATTGGAGTACTATAAAATGCAACTTTTTGCTTGTCTAAATGTGGCTCAAATCCGATACGCTTCACGCAGTTTACAATTCTGTCCCGTGCAGGCTCACCTTCTTGTTGGGAGATAACAACCCCGGCGTTTCCCATTGTACTTCCGTCTGAAAGCCAATACCCCATAAACTCACAAAACAGGTCAAATGGTATTCTGATGTTGTCTATCTCATAAAATGCAACATCTTCTGACTCATATTCGCATCCTCTATAAAAAGCCCCTTTCCCCTTTGTGTACTCTTTAGCTTGGCAGTTCTTTATCCTGCCATCATTCTTGTTTAAATAAACCATATTATGTTCCGGTGTAACCAAACAGTCCAATGATTTATTGAAAAAGTGTATCATGTCACCATTATATCGGTAACACTGCCTATTCGTAGACTCTACCCACTCAAGTGTTCTGTTAGTAGGATTCAATGACAATATCAAATCATCATCAAATACATCTTTAAACAGTTTCCACCCTCTGTTTGTAAGCACTTCGCTGTCATCGGAATAACAATTCGGGTGCCAACCAACCCAAGTAAAATCCTTGGGATATTTCCCGGCAAGGGATTCGCATACAGTGCAAGGAAACTCTCTTCCGGAGCGTTTGATTTCATAACCTACCACAAAGTCCATTTGCTTCCAACGCTCATTTTCGGCGGTCCGGTAAGCCATATTGATTTCAGACCGAGCCAACCGGATAGAACGGTATTCACAATCTTTTAGATGTTCTGCACTTCCGTACTTCTCTTTGTAGTCTTTTTGGAGCGATGGAAAATCAAGGAGGTGTTTGGATATTTGCTTGCTTAGGGCAACGGCACTTGTTCCTTTCTGAATAGCACAGGAGATGGCGGCTTCCAGTTCCTCCTTGTAAACGGTGGACTGTTGCCAGAGTTTAGCCGATACATCAAACCCTCTGTCCCTGCGGTTCTGAAATGCTTTCAAAGCATCAGAATTGGTTTGATAGAGAACTTTGTACTTTTCTTTATCAATAGTGGCGGTATAGGCTTTCAGAACCTTGTCAGCCATCAAATCTTGTACCTCATTGCTATTCTTCCACTCATCAGAAGTACCACGATAGATAACAGATCGAATATCATCTACGAACTGAGCTTGAATGTCCGCAATAGACTTCTTGGTTTGCGGATAGTCAGAAAACTTGAAGATAGTACCACTGTCGGCATCATATTCAGTATTCAATGCAATCTTTGCGGCTTCCAAATTAAGGGTATCATATATCTGCTCAACAAGGGCAACATATCTGTTTAGCCGACTGTTGAGTTCCTGATATTTCTTCTTCTGATTTGGAATGTTTGGTTTTGCCATACTATTCTGTTTTTAAGCTATTTTTTGGAGTGGGCAGAAATGGGGGTAAGACAAAAAAGATTGTTCTGTTTTTAAGATTAGTTCACTTTTTTCTTGAACTTGTCACATACGTCACGGTTAAGAAAGCGACTGGAAGTGAAAAATGGACAACGGCACATGAAGAACTCACCTTTCAAATTCTTCTCATGTCGGTCATACGAATGCACACAATCCTTGCAATGGTATGAGGATATGTTAGAGGGTATCATCTTTTTTGACATGGCGTTATTCTTCAATTCTATCAGGTGCCGGCATTTCCAGCAGCCTGATAGCCTTAATCGTTTTCCTACCTTCCAAGATAGCTTTGCATAATCTATGGTATCCGTCTGCTATTTGTCCTACTTCATCCAATATAATAGGGTAGTCTAAAGAACAATCACGAACACGTTTGCATTGAAAGATGAAGCTATGAAGCTGACTACACTCAAATGGTTCAACAGTCAGGTCTATATTCCACAATGGCATATCACGTACAGGGTACTCCTTTGCTTTCGCAAAATTATAAAGTGTTTGAGCATTCCATATCTTATTGCCTCTGTGGTATTCACTTTCAGCGAAAGTCATATTATCTATTGGTACTTTCATGCTATTTACTTATTTAGCAAGGTGCGCCAGCGTTACAGACATCCAACGCACCCGTTACACTTTTTACATGTGGCAGATAGGCTATTGAACAATCTCCCAATCATCGGCAAACACATCACTGATAGACGGAACCCATGAATCAGCACGCCCGGTGTTCTCGTTGTAAATAAGGCATTGACTAGTATAGTCAATGAAACCCTTACCTTTCAGAATAAGGTCTTTTGCTGATTGCGGAAGAGATTGCATCTTGGGGATAATGTCGCTATCTATATGAGCTGGAACCTGTTTGAATACCATTAATCCTTTCCCGTTCCATCCACTTCTACGGATAGCACCACCTTGTTTGAGAATTTCAATAGCATCACCAAATGACATTTGATGTAGAGGTGCTTCGGGAGAGCCATCAAGCCTACCAATACGACATTCCAATACATTGATGTACCTGCTCATGATTCTATGTTGCAAACGGAGTAAGTGGTTCTGATATTTGTCTGTTACAATTTCATCTATTTTGCCGGATTCAATAAACGGAGAAAGTTTATCCATCTTCTCATATAAATCTCGCATTTCAATATGCAAGCGGTCAAGGAAAGTATCAGCTATTTTATACGCCTTTTCAAACGTATCTTTAGGACTCCAGCTTTCATATCCATCTTCATAACGGACATGATAACCCTCATCGTCAAAATTTTCCGTTGACGGTTTTTCTCTAAGAAGATGTTTTCCCCACGCATCACCTCTTGTCATAGGTTCTGCTTCAATCTGTTTTGTTCCAATATACTTTTTCATATATCTGTAGTAATTTAATTATTCTCCAGGAGTATATGTACCGGTAATAGAGGCAGTGCTGTCATCGGTCAGAGTCGCTGTGCCGGTAATGACTGTACCTTTGATAGTCAAAGCTATTGATTTGATTTTTGCACCGGCATCGCCTTTATCTCCTTTGGGCCCAGTTTGTCCCTGTTCACCTTTATCACCTTTGGCGCCAACTACACCTGTATCTCCTTTCTGCCCTTTGAGGTTCTTAAAAGCGAAATTCAGCTTGCCTTCTTTCATTGTTACATCCACAGAAGGTGTACCTACATTCGCATCAACGCTGGCGGTTGCCCCGGTTACGGATGAGCCATTACCACTCGCTTGAGGTAATACAATCATCTTAGCGGCAGTAACAGCGGTAGTACTGACAATGCGAATCATCATCCCGGCAGGTACACAAAGGTCGATTACCCGCTGATAGGGATCGTGAAGTGTAATCGCATCATAGGCACTTGGTTCCATTTCAGGCATGTGCCGGTAGATTTTTAGCGGTTCAACATTTCCGTTGTCTATTTGAATTACACAATTGCCTTCAGAGGCAAAATCTGCGACAAATACGCCTTCTTGTTCTTTAAATACAATATTTTTCATATTTCCCATATTTGTTATTTACTATTCGGCACCTTCAAACAAGTTGTTCATCCTTGCCTGTCGGTCCGCTTTGTCTTCTTTTTGAATCTGGTTTAATGTTCCTTTGGGATCATTGGAGTAACCTGCCATTTCGATGGATTCAAGCTGGCTGAATATCGCTTTGCCTCCATTCCCTTTCATACATCTGTTAATCAGCGCGTCCTCATCATTCTGAATAAACGGAGTAATGACATGCTCAACTTCTATATTGTCAATCTCATCAGCCCATGAAGTATTCATCATTTTCAGAAATTCTTTGATGACATTACACTCCCGTTCAAAGAACTCTATCCAGGCACCTGACTCATCTCCGATTTTCAGATGGGCGTCAGACAATATCATTTGTCTGGCATCAAAACCTATGTTACCAAGACTTTTCATGTTTTCGAAAGATAGGTCTGGCATCTGGGCCTGCATGAAGAAAAGCTTGAGCAATGTATCCACATGATATTTCAGGGCTTCTATGGCCTGGGTCCATGAAACATAAGCTATGTCACCGCCATTCTTTAGACGGAACAATCTGCGGGCCTCTCCCTTGTCCTCGTCACCGACAAGTTCGCCTGTCACTTTCAGTAAGGGTGCGGAATTGTAGGCTATCACGTCTGAGTTGCGGGAGAGCGTGTATTCAATTTCCTCACGGATATGTTCTAGTCCATGAAAAACAGGAGCGGGGCGGTATGCATAAGCTCCGGGAATCTTTTTGAGGATAATCCTTTCGGGATCTGTAACAGCAATCCAGCTGGCTTCCCCCTGTTGTTTCCACTTGTAATGACGGTCAGCGGTATATGTCTCAAAGAAAGTGACCTCCTCATTCTTTATCTTCTTCTTATATTCGAAGGACATGGCGATCATGTCTCCCCACTCGTCAAACAAGGGATATAATCTAACCCCGTCCATCGGCGAGTATGTCTTGCATTTCAGCTTATACTTGCTGTTGAATCCGTATAGTGTGTTGGGTCTTTCTACCACATACCAGATAGTGAAAATTTCACAGGATGCGAAATAGGCATTGCCACGTCTGATGTTTTCGGAATCTATACGGGCATATTTATAGATTGCTTCAATAGCTTTGGTTATCTGCTGGCGTTTTTTATTTTCTTCCGTATTATGGTAGACACGTCTGACGGGAATAGCGAAAGCGAATTCCGTAATACGTTTCACAAGCAGTTTCTCCAGGCCAAGATGAATACGCGAAGCCGGCTCGACTCTTCCATCAGATTTTATTTTGTCTTTGCGAGAAAATTTATCAGTTACAATTTTATGTCTGGAAGGATCGTAATCTTTCAGCGACTTGCTCCATTCCGGCACATCTACTGATTTTTCTTTCAAATCACTGATAATGTCAGAAACAGGTCTTGTACTGTCAAGGATTGTGGTTATTTCGTCCATTGTTATACTGTTGTGTGGTGCAGCTTCGCACCGCTTGTTTTTTATTTGGATAGGAATTTATTCACGAAATATACTTGTCCTTTGCCGGTTACTTTGGTCGTGGTCGTGACAAGCATGGTACCATCCGGCTTGTTGATGGTGGTTTGCTTCAGCTCAAAAAGTCCCAATTTCATAGATTTCTGCGTCGGCTGATTGTAGTAGTCACCCTTTTGACAAAGATAACCATTCTCGCGCATCCAGCTAAACAAACGGTTCTGACCGATATTCACCCCATTTTGTTGTAATATTTTAGCCAGTTCAGCAATTAAACAAGAGCGATGTGAAGTTGAGACAGCATCAGCAAAAAGGACTTTAGGAGCATCTTGCTGAATTTTCTGCTCGGCAACTTCTGCTTTTTGTTCGGCTTCAATACGTTTTTGCTTTTCTTCTTTTAAATTGGTGGCAAGCTGAATCAAAAAATCAGGTGAGGTCAAAGCCTTTTCAAGTGTTTCGTTGGTCATGTATGCGCCATGCTTGCGAATTGAAGGCAAAACTTCACTCGTCACCCACTTGCGAAATGGCTTTGCCTTTTCGCTGTCACTGCGAATTATCACATCATATAAACCGCTTTCGGTTATAAATGTAACTTGTTGATTTCTACCTAACGAATCTATGGTGTCCATTTGGCGGACATCATCTTCTTCAAGCCTTGACCTGACATTTCTTGCGTTAGCAATGCCTATAACACCGCACACATCTGCCAAGCAAAAGAAAGGTTCGTTATTCTCACTCATTGCAATTCTTACCTTTCCGAATTGCTCATTCTCAAAAATTTTAATTGTGTTCATAATGTAGTTCCGTACTTCTTCATACGGTGTTTAGTTACACATAATACTGCTCCAAAAAGAAACCGGATAATACAATACGCACTACCCGGTAACGTGAAGGAGCACGTTAGCACCAAATGCTATGTCGCAAATATAATTC